TCTTCAGAATTCAATGGAACTGTTTTAGATCTTCAATCTAGAATTAAGTATGTTAGTTCTAGAGTACCCTGGGTACGTCTAAGCTCCTCAGTATCTGTTACTCCTAATTCTTCAAAAGCTCAAATTTTCGGTAAGACAGGTACCGAACTTGCAAGAACAAATGTATTAGAAGGGTATAATCCCAATAATGATCCTACCGATCTAGCAGCAGGATATCAAAACACCCCACAGTTCGGTATCCGTCCAAAACCCGGTATTACTCAGGTCAGTATAAAAGCTCACCAGAGATTCGGTACCCTGAGAACAGCTAGCGTACAGTTTAAATGCTGGTCAGTAGAGCAGCTTGAGATAATGGACGTGCTCTATATGAGACCGGGGTATACAGTCCTTCTGGAGTTCGGTACAAGTACCTACGTAGATTCAGATGGAAAAGTGAAGACGGACATGGTTCCGTTAAACCTATACGATAATTCTAAGAAGTGGACTAAAAACTCCTTACTTAATGCGATCGAAACTAGAAAAAAAGATTACAACTACCAGTACGATGCTATTTTTGGATTTGTTAAAAACTTCTCTTGGAGTTTAAATCCTGATGGAAGTTACGAATGTACAACTTCCATTATTACATTTGGAGAGATTATCGAATCATTAAAGTCAACGTTTACCTTCCCTTCTACCGCAAACAGAGAACAGGCACAGGAAGATGCCAAGAATAGTAGAAACAATTCTTTTACCGGCGGCCCGATAGGAAGTCTATTAGATAACTACTACTCAGAAAAGACAGTACTGCATTACGCTCTTACAACGCTAAAATCCTGGGCAGTAAGTGCAGCTGTAGTTTTTACTAATGCGGGTGGAGGAAACGCTCAAACAATTTCCGATAGAGCAGAGTACCTCTCTTTACCTAAAAAAGAAAAGCAAAAAATAGCTTTTAAAGCAGGTAAGAAGGTTAAAGATTATGCTGATACATTAGCAGAAGAAGGAGAGAATATAGCAACAGGTATTCAACTATCTGCTCCTGATCTAGACGGACTTCTACAGGATGAAATAACTACATTATCCTCCACCGATAAAAGCATTCCCCAGCGAGAATTTAAATTAGATGTTCTCAATACTTTAGTAGATCAAGCTCCTTCCTACGGTAAATACATACTCGTTTCTACTAACATCACAGACCCTTCTCATTTTAAGCAACCTACCGATAGAGATCCTGTCTACATAAAACTAGATACTTTCTTGACTATCCTAAATAAGCTAGCTCTTAAAAGCGGAGCTGATAATATCGTTACTTTTGATATAGACGAATCAGGCTACCGCAGGTACCGTTCTTTTGACTTACATTTTTCTGTTGACCCTAAAGTATGTTTTATTCCTCGGAGTACTATGCAACTGCTTTTGGGAATAGCAGAAGATTTTAAAGCTAAGGACCCTGACCTAGACACACCGTTAATCAGAAGTATCTGGCTTAACCTAGATCATATCCTACAGGTATACGATAGTAACTTTAGCAACAGTACTAATAATGAAGTTTCTATTTACGAACTAGTAATGAGTATTATGAAAGATGTTCAATCAGCTTTAGGGCAGATGAATGCTTTCGATATTGATTATGATGAAGCTAGAGCAGTATACAGGATTGTAGACCGTAACTATATTCGTATTGATCCTACCCGTCCTAAGATCGAATTACTAGGAAATAAGTCCATAATCCGAAATGTATCTTTAGAAAGTAAACTCTCTCCTAAGATTACAACCATGATTGCAATCTCGGCTCAAGCCGGTGCGGAATCTCTAGGAATGGAAGCAACAGCCTTCTCACAGTTAAACGAAGGACTTATAGATAATATAATCCCAGTTAAGGCTGACTTCACTTCAAAAGTAGTACCGATTGAAGGTGTAGAAGAAATTGAACTAGCAGGAGGAATCCCGTATAAGGTACTGAGATATTACGACGAAGTTTATAACCTGGGCAGAATTGTTGTAGAAGAAGATCCTGAAATAGTACGACAAACATACATGGAGTTTATCAATAGAGTTTCAGCAAAGACCGGTCGACAGGCTTCTTTTGTGATTCCGTTTGAATTAGGATTCACTTTAGACGGAACATCAGGAATGGTAATCGGAAGTAGTTTCGATATAAACCCTAATATACTGCCAGCTCCTTATAAAGTGAATAAAGATAAAGCTGCTGTAGCTTTTCTACTTACCGGAGTTGAACACACTATTAACCCGACCAGCTGGACTACCTCTTTAAGATCTCAGATGTTTATTTCTGAAGGTAAAACAGGTACGTACTTTACAGTAGGAGTAGCAGATGTACTAGACACTGCTAGAAAACAGGTTAAGCAGATAAGCTCTCCTTCTAGAGATCTTACCACTACTAGAGCTATAGAAGATCTGCATCCTAAATTTAGAGACAAAATTACAGTACTTTTGACCCTACTTGAGAGAGATGGACTAAACACAGGAGTTGCCGCCACAGAATGGCAACCTACTATCGGTAACGGATATAGAAGCGTTTCAGATCAGGCTCAGAAATATAGAGAAGGTAAGAGCAAGGTTACTCTTGGGTTTCATAACGTAGTTGTAGGTACTTCAGATAATCCACGAAGAGCATCTTTAGCTGCTGATATTATAGACAGGAGGTATTCATGGAATCAGGTAAACGGATCCTACGATATTCCTGCAGAGTTCTTTAAAGCTGTTGGTAAATACGCCAAGCAGCTAGGACTAGAATGGGGAGGAGATTTCGCACAAACTGATCCAACTTGGAAAGAATATGGGATGGGCTGGGATGTTGCTCACGTACAATATGCTGGAAAAGATAGAGCTACTCTAGTAGCAGAAGCAAGAAAAATTCACGGATTAGACTAGTATGTACCTGCCTAAATTTAAAGTAACAGAACCTCAGTACACTTACGGAGATGAATATGAGCTATCCACTACAGGACTAGTTTATACAGGCTTTTATTTTAAAAGCAGTACCGGACAAGCCTATACCGGTAAAGCACCGGGAGACGGTGAAAACACGCTTTTAAATGTGAGTAGAGATTTTAGAACAGATTTTGAACGAGACCAGCCCTACCTAACGGACTATGATGTACTTGTAAACGATCCTAATTTATTTGCTTTAAGAAAAACTTTACCTTTACCTCCTCACTATCCGATGCCTTCTACACAGGAGAGTGCAATCATGCGATATTTTGCAAAAGAGAAAGTAACTGGTCAAATTATTGAGATTTCAAAATCTACATACCAAGCATTAAAAAAGAAATCCACTCTTTACTTTCATCCAGGTTACGATATTCTTGAAATGATGTGGATTATTCAAGGATCTGTTGAAGATACAACAAGTGGTGCTTATATTATACCGGGAATTAAATCAAAAAACAGAAAACAGCTAGAGCAAGCTGAGAAGACACTACCCGGTATATCAGCAGTATTAACCGACTTAGCACAGTTTGCGCAATGAAACTTCTTTCGTATATTAGGAAAGGTTATGGAAATGGGTTATGTTTTATATCGTCGAGAGTCAAGAGCAGTTTAACTACCTACAAGCCCTTGGTAGACAAGGTGGCTATGTCGAGATCGTTTCAGGTAACGACTACTACCATCCTATACTTAATACTGCTGTTTGTGTTTACGTACGCCCTAACCAACACGACTCCGGATACATTATTCCCGTAAATCATTCCGAAGGAATTAACGTACCTAAAGAACGCATACAGCAGTTATTAAACTGCTTTACTACCCTATATACGTTTAATAAGAAGAACTTCTTATATCATTTCTCTCACGGTAATATCAACGATATTAACCTGATGTACTCTATGGCAGAGTACGAGAGTTTGGAACTACCGAACCCTCCTCAGGTTATAAGCTGGTACTATAATCATTACAGGGATAAGCCCGACCTAAACTCTATCATCCCTATCTCTAAATTATTTGAGAGATGTGAGAGAAATTACAGATCCCTAGAGGAAGTCATTACCGAGTATAGTTATATACTGGAGCTACCGGCCTGGGAGTTCTACAACCGGTTAACTACCGGAGTTTTTTATTTAGCTGAACAATCTGGAATTAGAATTATTTATGACAAATTTATTGAAAAGTTTACTCCTGCGAATCCAAAATTTAGCATTTCAGATAACATTTGCTTTACTAGCTACAATCTGTATAATCCCACTAGCCGTCCTACTTCTGCCTTTAATAGTGTTAACTTCGCCGCGATCCCCAAAAAAGACGAGTACCGAAAATGCTTTATCCCGCGTAGTGGACGATTTGTAGAGTTTGACTTTGACGGCTACCACATCCGTCTGATTGCAGAGATTCTAGGATACGAGTTTACACCTGAAAGTGTTCATACCCAGCTAGGACGTCTGTACTTCAATAAAGAGGAATTAACCGAAGACGAATACCGTCAATCCAAGACCAATACCTTCCAGATCATGTACGGAGGTGTGCCGGACAAATGGCGTCATATCGAATTCTTTGATAGGGTATCTATTTACACTACCCAGTTATGGAAGGAGTTCCTTGAGAACGGAGTCGTATATGCTCCTATCTCCAAGAAGCCCTTTTATAGTACCCTAAAGGATATGAATCCTCAGAAACTTTTTAATTATGTCATCCAGAGCTTGGAAACTAGCCGGAACGTTCTTATATTAAAAGAGGTGCTAAAGTACCTCCAAGCCAAAAAAACAAAGGTTACGTTATATACTTATGATGCTATCTTGTTTGACTTCTTCCTTGAGGACGGTAAAGAGACGTTAGAGAATCTAAAGAAAATCCTAGAACAGGGGGGAAAATATCCTGTTAAGTTTAAGTTTGGCAATAATCTAGTTTTAGACTAGTAAATTATATTTATAATGGAAGTTAAATTCCCACCTATATCCGGTTATGACTTCGTCAGTGAAACCTTAACCTGGAATGACGACATGAGTAATAAACTGTTCTGTACCTTTACCACAGAAGAACATCTTGAAGAACTAATCTCTACGATCAGTAAGAGGTATACTATTCTATATAGCAAGATTTTTGTACTCCATGCAAAAAGCAACGATGAGTTTATTTGCACTTATAACGTTGACTTTAACAACGTTGCTAACTTTTTAGATAATACGATTTTGGTTCATCGTAAAAAAGAATCTAACACCCTTTACACTATCAACGCCCTTAACACGCTCATCAAAGAGCTGAATGACGGGTACCTTGACCCCAGCTACAAAGTAGACTGGAACGACTACCGCAACTGCATCTTGCTGACCCGCGGTAATGAACTAAAACGAATCAATACCAGACTCCACAAAATAGTTGAGCTGTAAGTTGGATCGTAAAGGTTTTTTTCTTAAATTAGTTATGTAACAGTTATTAATCAGTTATTATTATTATGGATTTATCCCTCATTAAACAAAAGATGTCCGCCATGCAGAGTGGCGGTCGTCAAGAACGCGAAAAAGTAGACTACGAAAAGATCTTCTGGAAGCCGGCTTTCGGCAAGCACCAGATCCGAATCGTACCGGCTTTCGACAATCCAGCTTATCCTTTCAAGGAGCTGTATTTCCACTACGGTATTGGAAAATACCCAATGATTGCTCTTACCAATTTTGGAGAGCAAGATCCAATCGTTAACTTCGTAAATGAACTTCGTAAGACTTCCGACAAAGACAACTGGTCTCTGTCAGGAAAGATCTCCCCTAAGATGCGAGTTTTCGCACCAGTAGTAGTACGAGGTGAAGAAGACAAAGGAGTTCGTCTATGGAGCTTCGGTAAGGAGGTTTATAAGACTCTCTTACAGCTTGCAGAAGACGAGGAGATCGGTGACTACACCGATGTTGTCAACGGATGGGATATGACTCTAGAGCTTACCCAAGGTAACCCTTACCCTTCGACATCAGTACGTATTCGTCCTAAGCAGACTCCTCTTTCTGATGATAGCTCAAAAGTAGAGTCATGGATTAAAAATCAGCCCGTAGCTGTTGATTCATTCTCTAAGTACGATTTTAACTTTATTAAAAAGCAGCTGGAAAGCTACTTATCAGGCGGAGAAGAGACTGCTGAAGAATCAGCACCAGCTCCTATCCAATCAGCTCCTGCTGCCGTCCAAGCACCTAAGCAGTCGTTTACTCTTGAGAGTGTAGTCGCAGAGAAGAAAGACGCAGTAAGTCAGTTCGACGATCTGTTCAAGGATACTGACGACCTACCTTTCTAAGGATGGCTAAAAAAGGCATTTCTGAAGTCGCTCAAGCAGCGATCAAGAATAACTTCGACCTCGGGAAGTTTAAGAAGAACAAGGGACTAGCATCTGCTAGCGTTAAGTTCAAAGAGCAGAGATGGATTCCTCTATCTAAAGCTTTCCAGGACATCACTTCGATTCCTGGCATCCCTCAAGGTCACATCACGCTTTTGCGAGGTCATAGTGATACTGGAAAGACTACCGCTTTGCTAGAAGCTGCAGTAGCAGCCCAGAAGATGGGAGTACTTCCAGTATTCATTATCACGGAGATGAAGTGGAGCTGGGAGCATGCCCGGGAGATGGGTCTGCAGTTCCAAGAGGTTGTTGATAAGGACACCGGAGAGATCATTGACTTCGAAGGTTTCTTCCTTTACGTAGACCGAGGCAACATCAATACTATCGAAGACGTATCAACGTTTATTCTCGATCTAATTGATGAGCAGAAGAAAGGAGAACTACCCCATAACCTTTTGTTCCTGTGGGATTCAATCGGTTCGGTACCATGTGAGCTATCAGTTCGTTCTAACAAGAACAACAACGAGTGGAATGCCGGCGCTATGAGCACCCAGTTCGGTAATAACGTCAACCAGAAAATCCTCCTATCTAGGAAGGAAGGTCAACCTTACACCAACACTCTAGTTGCTATCAACAAGGTTTGGACTATGAAACCCGGCATGCCGATGGAACAGCCCAAGCTTCAGAACAAGGGCGGTATGGCGATGTGGTATGATGCTACTTTGGTAATCACTTTTGGTAACATCACCAACTCCGGCACCAGCAAGATCAAGGCTATCAAAGGAGGTAAGCAGGTAGAATTTGCCAAGCGTACTAAGATCCAGGTAGATAAGAACCACATCAACGGTATCACTACCCGAGGTGCGATCGTCATGACTACTCACGGCTTCTTAGAAGACGAAAAAAAAGCAATCGATAATTATAAAAAGGAACATTCCGACTACTGGCTCACGACCCTCGGTTCAACCGATTTTGTGCTGGTAGAGGAAGGCAGTATGGAAGAGGACATCCGAGACATCGGAATAGAGTTCGGCCTTAACATGGAAGTGTAATGGGTAAGTACGACGATATACTGGCTAAGATCCAGGTATCGGAACCCAGAAGACTTAATGATAACATCCTAGTTATCGACGCGATGAATACCTTTATAAGGAATTTCACGATGATTAATCTTATGAATCCGCAAGGCTCCCATGTCGGGGGTCTTGTTGGGTTCCTTAAGAGCTTAGGATTTCTAGTTAGGACTTTTGATCCCACCCGGATTATAATTGTCTTTGACGGACCCGGCTCTACAGCCGCCCGGAAGCTAGTCAACTCAGACTATAAAGCCAACCGGAACCTTAGTCGGATCACCAACTGGGAGATGTACGACAACAAGGATCAGGAGTACGCTTCTATGTCCGCACAGATCGAGCGACTGGTCGAATACCTGCATATGCTACCGGTAGACCTGCTTGCGATCAACAAGGTAGAGGCTGATGACGTGATTGCTTTTATAGCTAAGGAATTTAGTCAGAGCAAGGTCACGATCGTATCTTCGGATAAGGACTTCATGCAGGTTGTCAATGATAACGTCCGGGTCCACTCCCCTATAAAGAAGAAAAACTACGGACCTGCAGAGGTGCTAGAGGAGCAGGGTGTTCTCCCAAGCAATTACTTGATTGTAAAATCATTGCTAGGAGATAATTCCGATAACCTACAAGGTGTTAAGGGGCTAGGAATAAAGGGTGTCCTCAAACATTTCCCGAACCTCGCCACTATCCCTAACACCGACCTAGACTATGTTTACGAGGTGTGTGAAGAGGGTGTGCAGAAGACTAAAATCCTTGCAAAGATCCTAGAACGTAAGCACGTAGTAGATCAAAACTACGGACTGATGAATCTCATGGAGCCACAGTTGTCAGACACCCAGATTAGTATTATATTAGATGTCCTAGGATCGCCCTGCCAGCAGTTAAATGCAACAGCATTTATGTTAATGCTCCAGCAAGACAACATCCAACATGGGATTACGAAAAACACAGAAAGTTGGTTAGAAACCTTCAGATACATCTTAACAGTTAAAAAGTGACACTACAAAAACTCAGTCAATACGGTAAAGGTTTTCAGATTAAAGTACTGGGTTCACTACTTACTGATAAAACATTCCTACTCAATGTTAGGGATACTATTATCGAAGAATACTTTGATGCTGATTCCCATAAATGGATCATCAAGAATACTTTATCGTATTTCGATAAGTACCATACTACTATCTCGCTAGATGTTCTAAGGATCGAACTTCAGAAAGTTGAAAACGATGTCCTTAAGACTGCTATCAAGGAAGAGCTTCGAAACTCTTACCAAGCCTCCCAAGAAGACCTAAAGTACGTC